TCAACTATTTGGCTTTGACGGAGAAGTTTGAGATAATGGAAGTAGGTGGATTTGGGTAAGCCAAAATATAGTTTAAAATTGGAGGGTGATGTGGCGTCTCTAAGGTTTGAATAAAATGCAGTAAAAAAGATTTCGAGATCGAGTTGGCGTTTTCGGCCCCTAGGTGAAGTTCTGGAATTTTGTAAGTAGGTACGGAATCTTTGGATAATAATTGGTTTAATAGTGTTGAAGGTATCGAAGATGTTAGTGTAAGAGTTCATATTGCGGTATAAGTGATCTTAAATAATAATTTTGAGACTGGAAACGAGAATAGAATTATTGCTTCTAACTTAATAGAAGTTATAATTCTTGACCACCCTCTTAATATCTATTTTCAATTTTTGTTAACGTGTTATTATCAAAGATAGCTATCGTCAACATAATAACCATTTGGAGTATCATATTCACCATGGTCAAGGTAACAGCCTGTGTATTGTGTTGAAACAATATACTCTTCATCTGCTATGTCTTTACACCTATTACACACATTGCTATTTTTCCCAAAACAACCAAGCGCAAGATCTACTTTACATCTTCCACACTTCTTTTTAGGAAGGTGGTTATAACCAGTACATTCTTTGCATTTCGAGTTTGGCTGCTTATCACGTTGATTAGAAGAGAATTCTGTATATATTTTTGCATTGAATACAAACTAGAGTAGGCATTTTATGATAGAAAAACTATAATTTCTATAATCAATTTTAGAGATAACCACTCGATAATATACTCTTACAAGCTTTTCTGGAAATATATTTTATCAAGTTTTTCGACACAATAATACACCAAAAATCTTTTCTATCAAATTTCTATATAATTTCCCTCATCTTCTTTAACAACACAACCACAACACTTTCTATGAGAGGAATGTTTTTCACATTTTTCGTTTTTCCAAATCTTTTTATTGGTTGATTTATCGTTATCGCTGTCACTATCGTTATCTAAAGAACTTTGTGAATCCGAATCCGAATAATAATAATCTTCAGTTAAATCTTGACCATTCTGTATTATTGCCATCATATCACCACATTTTTTACATAGATTTTCATCATGACATTCTTTGCATATAAATATATGGTCATCATAGGAACCATAGTCTTTTTTGATTTGACAATATCTACAATCATCTATGATATTAGGTCCCGGATTCCAGAAAGTTTCATCACAACTAACACACTCATACTTTCTACATTCACAACATTCATCTTCACATCTTGAACAGTTTTCACATACATCAATAATAGTAGCTCCACGTATACATGGTGATAATCCACAGATGTCACAATTGGAACATCTACAACAACTATCTCTGCAATTTCCACATGTTCTGCATGGCCCTGGTATATCTACCGGTATAGTTTTACACTTACGACACATTTTGGTACATATACAAGAATCTTTAGTTAATTTACAACTTATACATTTTTCATCTTCTTCTTCTAGTGTATCATTATTTTTCTTATTACACTCAATACATCTGTTAATCTTTTCACTACAACCACAATCACATTTTATAGCTTTTTTAGTATTGAAAATTTCTTTACAATCTACACAGATTTTATATACCATATCTTCATCTAAACCTTTTTTACATTTATTGAATTTCTCGTTTATCCAGACAGAACATACAGGACATTTACCTTTGTTGTGATCTATTACCTTTTTGTTAGTATCATATTTGCAAACAGTTTTTTTAAGACAATTCACATGAAACGAATGTTTACAACCAGGTAATTTGTAGGAACACTTTTTGGAACATACACCACAGATACCCATCTTTTCAATTTTTACTTAATACTTAAAAATAAAATAAAAATTTTATTTTTATAAGATTTGTCTTTGATATCCCATGTATAGTAGATTGTCTGATGGTATAACAGATTCTAGGTCAGATAAAAAATAGATTGGGATTGGGTTCTTCAAAACATGCGGCATTGTCCCAAATGTGGATGTTATAAAGTTTTAGATAGTTTCGAAGGAAAAAAGGGTAAATAACTGCTAACAATATAGCTATTATTTTACTTACATCTGACTGTTTTAAAGAGTTATGTATGCTCTCCCAGACTAAAAAGGCTAAAGAGGTCAGAAAATACTTCCTCTCAGTCGAAAAATTACTCTCCAAATACCACCACCATATTGAAGATAATCTTCGTTCCAGAATCGGACTACTCGAGGCCAATCAAAGACCAAAATACAATATTTCCGGAGGTGTAATCTATATTCTCGATGCTGAAAAGCTTGCTCCTGGCCAAAAACTGTATAAACTGGGCAAAGCAAAAAACATCGATGCGAGATTAAGTACCTATAACACCGGAAACGCCCATGATGTCGAACCACTCTTTATTCTAGAGGTTGATGATATCGATCGAGTTGAAGCCTGTATTAAAAATTTGGTTAGACAATACCAATATCGAAAAGGCAGGGAAATCTACGAAATAAGCCTAGATTTACTGAAACAGGCCTGTACACAATGTGATGAACTAATGGATAGTTTTGATAGGTCAGCTGAAACATTACCACCTAAAGCATTGGACACTCAATTCAAACAAATGGAAGAGGTAGATGCCACTGGTGATTTGGTAGTACAGATTCAAAGATACTAACACTAAACTGACTTCTTAATATAAACTCGATTTGCGAAAATATAAAGGGTTAAACCCGATTACCGGAATTATAAATATATTTTAGATAACACTGGTTATAAACTGATTACTATTTAAAATGGCATGATAATAAGAATTTTTATTATACAAAGTAGTATAATGCCCAAGATAACAGGCGATACCCAGCATCAATCACAGCGGCGACAAGAGCCAGTTAAGCCAGATCTGGACGATTGGCAAGAATTTTTGAGTGAGTTTGGAGATCAAGGTTATCAAAAAGCTATTAAAATTGATACGTCTGATATTAGTTATTTGAAAAATACTAAAGCGGGTAAAGATTGGTTTGGGACATTTCTTGATGAAAAAGGAGGACGTAAACACTTAGAAAAAAATGAGTTCGGTTATTTACCAAAAGGTACTAAAATATATCACGGCACCTTTTACCCTATTGAAACCTTAGAAAAAGGAAAACATATGTATTTCTCATTGTTTCCCCTCATTAGTTTGTGGATAATAACTGAAGATTATCATCGTCAGGTTAAAGAAATACGCCAAATGTTCAATCAAATTGAAATTGACTATGAGCAACTTTTACCTAATAATGGATATTTATATGAGTTTGAGTTACAGAAAGATTTACCACTTCTTTTTACTGATGAATTTCATACTGATCAAGAACATGGCTCTATATGTCATCAGTCGATTCCTTGTTTACAAACGCAATGGATTTGGATTTTTGGTCCAGAAAATTGGACCAGCGAAGATTTTTATGATAGCTATTGCATAGAAGACCCAAATGGTAGTGAATTAATTATACCTTATGATTTCATTATGAAATACCTAAAATTTATGGGTGCGATGAAAGTAGATTTAAAAAGCCTGTTTTCTGTAGATTGTGACTGGGAAAAATATGAAAACTACGATCCATTTGAAGCCATTTTAGGCCCTATATCTGTAAAAAATCCTTTAAAATAAAGTCTGGGTCAGATTGGTTGATGGAGTTCAAATTTTATAAAGCCAATTTTCGAAATTATAAATGTATTTTAGATAACACTGGTACACATATTATAGTTAGGCCAGGTGGGAAATTTTCCGTCAAAAAAAATTGACTAAATTTCCAATAATATATTCGGTGATGACACAGTATTATAATTACAATACACGTACTTACGATACAGTAAACTTTTGTCAAGGAAACCCCAATGCCTCAATGAGAAATAAGTGTGGTGGAAAATGCGATACATGTGGCACGAAATGTCTTAATTCTGATACCTTAGAATCAGAATCATCATCATCTGATTGTAATGGAAACATGTTTTGCATAGAGTGCAAGGCGTGTGATTGTAATCCTGATACGGTTGGTGACCTTTACAAAGTGCTCTATAAAGCATCGAAATATCATGGTGGGTTTACTGGTACTTTTTTTTCTTTTAAGTGTAAAAAGTGTGGATTTGACCCTTTTATTCACACCAGTATCCATGATCAAAAAGAAGGACGATCAGTTTATAAGCAACAACTTTATTTATTTCTGGATGGCTCGTTGGAGACCGCGACTAATTTTGATACTGTTTTATCGGATACTACTAAATACAGGCTAATAAAAACCGGTTATTCCAAAAAACAACTATCAACTCGATAAGCAATATACATGTCTTTCATATTTTATCTTTGGTACATATTATAAAGCCTATTTGCGAAATTATAAATAGATTTTAGATAACACTAGTACCGTTACTTTATTCAGCTTTGTTATATAAAACACAAATCATAGAATGTACTACCCACAATATGCGGCGCACCTTATTCAGTACTTATCTGAGTAATAGTAGTAGAATGTACACTACTGGTGTCTATGACACACTCGAACGAATCGTTAGGTCAAGGCCATGGGTGTTTATACAGATCGTAAAGTATATCTGGTTAGACATCGATATTTTTGTCGACCGTCACGTACTCTGACCACTGATCTATAATATCCAAAAAATCTAGTTTGAAAATGCTAATAATTTTTCGCGGAATTTCTCATCATTAACCGCTAAATTGATAACATGTTTATTTAACATTTTTACATTTGCAATACTATTTGTTTTAATGATATCACCAATTAATTTGCGAATTTTATTAATGTCACATCTTTTCAATTCATCTTTTTGTTCGTTGTAACGTTTCATGCAAAAATCACTAATAAAAAATTTATTATCATGGTCAAATCCTGGCAAGAAATCAGTATTTCCTTCGTCTTTGCTTGATGGATATAGATCAAAAGCTATCAAAAACTGAAAATAGTCATTCAATTGGTTTTTGTAATCGTTACATTCAAATGCTGAAGCCCTTTTATCTATAAAAATCTTATAGAGCATATATTTTTCATAGCTTTCCAAATAGTAATTGCGAATAATATTTATTACTTTATTAATTCCACTATCGTAAAGATAGTTAGTCCATTCGTCATCATGGTAAATTGCAATTTTACCTAATTCAGGTATATAGTGTAAATTCATTTTATGTATATCATTTTTGCAAGTAAGTTGGATTGACTGGTCAACTAGTTCGAAAAGATTGTGCCGATCCAATTTAAATCCATATTTATAAGATCGATCTTCCAGTTTTTCTATCTTTTGAGAATTGGCTCGTTCAATTTGATCTCCCAGATTTACGGGGCGTTTTTGTTCATAGTCCAATACTGATTCCAACTTATCTTTGGTATCCATTTCAAACACATAATTGTTCAAATTAATAGTGGGGCCATCTTTCTGCTTTTCTGTTGTTTTAATTTCGTATACGCGGTTTGTTAACACTTTATTTTTGATGTCTTCTGTTAACTCGATATCATTGTAAAACCCTGGACACTGTTTTTTTAATAAATATAAATGACGCCTCATGTCCTTTTTAAGAGTTGTCTTATAATTGCAGCGAGGACAAGTATACGGTGGTCGGGTGCTAGACATTAATTTCTTTATATTATAAATAATAATCCGATTTTCTCCTTAATTACTAACTTAAAAATCCTATTATTATTTATTTTTTGATTCCTAATAACATATAAAGCCACATCACATATAATAGTAACTCCAAATGTATCTTATCGAAAGATAAGTATGTTGTACTTGGTGCTGTTTATATGAAATTAGTAGGACTCCTAATTTCGCGACAAACACTCCGGTTTACTCCGTTTTTTGCCGGTTTTCGCCACTATTAATTTTCAAAATCCAATTCTTTGACTCCTAAAATTGGTCTTATAGATTATCATTTTGAATGTCTCTGGATCTCTCGTAATCAGATCTGTCAGTTTCAAAAAAATTATCAGAAACAAATTTTTACCGAACTGTTGTCTTCTGGGGGGTACAGCTTGTTATCCAATTGAGTCTCTTTGCTATCAATCACAGACTGGGTCGCTCTGTTATTGAATATATAGCAATATCTACTCTAAAATGTAACATCTTTTGCTTGATATCACCTAATTCCTTGCCAATATTAGTAGGACTCCTAATTTCGCGACAAAAACTCCGGTTTTATCCGGTTTTTGCCGGTTTTCGCCACTATTAATTTTC